TTGTTGTTTGGTACTACTACGTTCTCGTTGTTGTTGTTGTTGTTGTTTGGTACTACTACGTTCTCGTTGTTGTTGTTGTTGTTTGGTTCATTTGGTTCATTTAGTTCATTTAATTCACGAATTAATTCTTCTTCTGGGGGGTCTAAGTCTTCTATATGTTCTAGGTTGAGATCATTTTTAATTTTCTCTTGAATGTCATTTAATGCTACGGTCTCTGCTGGAATGACTGTCGTTGTTATATTTTCGTCTTGAAATTCCTGTTTGACCTTTTCAATATCATCTATAGGCATTTTTCCATATTTTACTAAATATGGCATCCCGTCAATTAATACTCTATGGTATTCACCTGAGTTATCAATTTTGTTTGATATAGAATCTATTTTGGTCATGAGTCCATTCTGACTATTTGGTGCTGTTCTAACATACCATATATTTTTTTTTTGTATTTTAGCGCCTTTATTTGGCTGCATCTTTTTGAATTCTTCTGCTACTATATTTGATACATAATCGACTACATTAGCATACGGGGTTTCTACAGTCTCTGGGACCACATTTTTTTTACTCCTCAAAAGCTTCTTAATATTATTGAGGACTCCCCCTCTCATGTTCATTGGGGAAATGAAAAGAACAATTTCTTTTTTTTGTGTTTTTTTATTATTTTGTTTTGTTTTTTTATTATTTTGTTTTGTTTTACGTGGCATTATCTTATTTATCTTATATAATAAGATAACATATTTTATATAATTAATAAATTATAATATTATATAATAATGGATAATAATATAGGAGGACGTAGAAATAGAAGATATAATACATCAACTTCTCCACCTGCTCCAAAAGTAGGAGATTATATAGAAATAATAATAAAACCCTATAGGAATAATATTAAAGTAAAAGGTATAGTTAAAAGGGTATTAACGAAAAGAAAATATCATTCAAGAGGTCATAAAGTAGAATTAAGAGATGGAACAATTGGTAGGACAGTTAGAATTATTAAACGAAAGTAAATTTTTCTTGCGTATTTTTGATTAAGTTACCAAATTCCTTAATATTATTTTGGTGTTCTTGTAATTGTTTTTTGATTTTATTAATATTATCAGAATGTTCCTTAATATGACTTTTACATTTGGAAACTTTTTCTTTTAATTTTTGAACATTTTGAGAAAAAATTTCTATTTTATCTTTATAATTATCAATTTCGGTAGTTAATTTAAGATTCATTGATATTAATAACTTATATATAAATTATTGATATATCTTTAATATTTTAAAGTTATAAGATGAATAATTATCAAGTTTATAATTTGAAATTATTAATCATATTTTGAGTAATTGGATAATTATATTTTAAAATTATGCGATTATTCCATAAATTGCGTAATTCATTATGGAGGATGTAACAAATAATAATATTTATCCAATTATTTTCTGTATATTTTTATTTAGAAAAAGAATTCCAATACACATATAAACAATAGTAATATCAGTGCTTAAGTATTGTGTCCAATAAAATTTATTTGCATCAATTGGGATGAATTGTAACATAGAACTAATAAAATCCGATTGATGAGTATTTCTTTGTGCTATAATACTGTGATGAATAAAAGTTGTAATAAATAAAATAATACAACCAATATAAAATTTTTTGGAATATTTTTTAGTAAATGCCACAATAAAAAATGCGATGACTGTTCCTAGATCAACAACGTGGTCATATACATCTCCAAATTTAGTAACAGTTTTAGTATATCTAGCTAATGGTCCATCAATACAATCAAGAATATATCTTATTAAAAATAATAAAGATCCAATAATATATTTATCTTTATGAATATTCCAAATTGATATACAACTAATAATTAAAGAAAAAGTAGTTACCATATTAGGAGTAATATTAGCTTTTTTGAGTGAAGGTAATATATTAAATGCTATATATTTAACAATAAATTGGTCGATAATGCCTTCTTGTTTTATTTTTTCAGCTTCATTTAATTTAAATTCTTCAAACACTTCTTGTTCAGTTTGTGAATTACTCATTTACTTTATAATGTTAGTAATGAAATTAAAATTGAAATCTGGGATATATATATAAATTTAACTTTAACTTTAACTTTAACTTAAACTTAAACTTAAACAGAAATAGATAAAAATGTCTTATGATCTTGTACAAACTTTACAAAATTTTGATGATTCAGAATTATTCAAAATTTGTTTTGAAAAAATGATTTATCGGAATAATGATAATACTTATCATTTTGACGATTATGATAATGGAAATAATAATCAAAGATTTAATAATAAATTTAAAGAAATGTTGATGTTTTTTCAAGAACTTGATCACAAAGCAGAGGAAGGAATAATTTCTTTACATAAATATGCACGAGTAATGCCCTTTTATATTGAATTGGCAACAAGAATTAATAAAGCTCGCAAATATACATCTAGATCATCAAGAGGATTTGATTCAACGCTTATTTATGATTATCCAGCAAAAAATGGTTTTCAACTAATAAATCATAGAGTAGAATATCATAATGATATGTCAGAATATTTAAAAATGCGTTTAAATTTGGTTGTATCATATAAAAAATTAAATAGTTATTTTGTATTTAATAAAGATAAATATATTAAACAAAAAATTAATAAAATTCAGGAAAAAGATGATGAAGTTTTAGATATAGCAAGAAAAGTTTTACAAACTTTGAATGCTTTAAATCGGAATCTAAATGATAAATATTATGATATTTATTAATTTTATAAAAATAATAAATCCAGTCCTTAATTAAATATATTTAATAACCAGAAAATTTAAAATTCATAATATCCTGATAAGAATCAATAATATTCTTTTTATTTTTCATGATAGTAATAATCTTATCAGCTCTTTCAATAGTACTATGTGTTCTTGTAGTAGGAAACATTGCAGAAATATCCATACAATAAATATCTTCTGAAAACTCAGAAATTAAAGAACAAATTTCAGTCGGGAATTTTTTACATTGATTATTAAGAGTTTCATAAATAAAACATTTATTAAATGTAAATGTATTTTCTCCACCATTTGAACCATCGTGAATACCATCTAAAATCATAAGAATTTCATCAATAGAAATTTTAGCATAAGTAAACCAAGTAGCTTCAATAAAATAACAACCTTGTAAATCGTGTTTAAATTCACTTTTAAGTAAATGTGCTTCATCATTAATCATATCTAAATTAACATAAGTTAAATGATCTTCAATGGTAAAAGGAGTAATTCTATTATTTTTACAATTCCATCTTGAGCCTGAATTAAATATATTAGGCTGAGTAATAAGTTTTTGAAATGTTTTTTTATCAATTTTATATTCAACATTTTTCAAAAAATTTTTATAATCAGTTTGTTCCATATATTTAAATATAGAATGATATTTATATTTTCTTAAGACATCAATATCATCAGTTTCAATTTCAGTATTATATGCAACTAACCAAATTCTTGTTTTAAAAATCGACATAGTATTTAAAATATAAGTTTAAATAAATTAGTCTTGATTCGATTTTTATTTTATTATTTATGATTGGTAATATAATTCAATAATTTCTCTTTGCGATGGATCATCTTTATTTAATTTTTCTATTTATTCATTATATTCTTTGATACAATAATTGATACCTTCTTCGAATGAATAAAATAAAGGTCTTAATTGTACTTGATCTTTAAATATTAGTGAGTACATATTATTTCTATATTGTAATATTCTTTTTGGATGTGCCCAACTAGTTTCTTTTATAACTTTTTTTTTTAATTGGCGTTGTACAATATGTTGATACAATTTTTCTAATTTTGGAAATATAAATATGTATATTACATTTTCGTGTATATCATAATCATTTCCTCGGTCATAAGGTCTTACTAGCCCTCCTCCTGAACATCCAAATAAAATAGAGTTACATTTTTTTTTTAACAACATACCACTACATTTTTCTTTACCTTCTGGAAAACTATCAAAATCATATAGTTTACAACTATTATAAAATTCAGAATAACATTTTATAAATGTTGTCTTGCCTGCGCAAGGGTGAGAATTTATTTTTATTAATAATGGTAACTTTTTTTTTTTAATATTTCTAATTTTTAGAGATAACTCTAAATATACTTTGTTTTTTTTATTAATGTTAATATCTTGAATACATTTCATATATTATATATTAATATTTGTATTATTTATTAAAAGATTGGAACTGAGAAATTAATTAATGCTTTTTGCTTTACAATAAATTAGAATAAAATAATGATAATTGATTTTTTTTATTTGTCCACCATATTTTAATTTCATTTTGTTTATTTTTAATAAATTCATCAGTTACAGTATCAAAGAATGAAAATAAGTCAGAATAATCATTAATTATAATAAAGGGATGATTTTTTAATTCATTTAAAAAAGGAGCATCTTTAATTATTGGTATAGAACCACATTCAAATGCTTCCCAATGTCGTAATGTTTCTAAATTATTACCATATGGACAAATTGTAAATATACTTTTTTTAAGAATAGTAAAATATTGTTTACTTGTTAATACTTTATCATTACTTAAAATTTCAACTTTACGATTAGTTCTTGTATCAGAATTTAAAAATTTATCAAATAATTTTTTTCTATCAATTGCTCTAAAAGATGTTTTACCAGTAGTTCCTACAAAATTATATAAATAAGATCTCTCCATTTTTTGTTTTATTGTATTTAGAACTTCAGGAATATTTTTATTATAAATTTTATATCCCATAGGCATATAATATACATTTGGTATTTTTAAATATTCTATATTATATCCTTTTTTTATTACAAACTTTGCATATTTATACCATTTAGTTTTATGTGATTCATATCTTTCTCTTCCAATATGTATTGCAGCAAAATCAATATTATTTTGTTTATAATTTACTGCAATAGAAAGAAAGGCTTCATAATTTCTCCAAATAATAAAAATATTATTAGGAGTTAATATATCGTAATTGTATCTAATATTAACATTAAAATTTTTAAATAAAACAGTTTTAAAATAAGTTATATGAGTACCAATTGAATCATATTCTTTTTTATTATAAAAAACTAAAGTAATATCTTTCATTAATTCTATATAAATAATTTAGATAATTTACTGATTATTAAAATAATCTCGAACATATTTTAATTGTTTTATTTTATTTTTAATACCTAAAGTGCAAGTTGCATGATGCATAATAGTTGATGGAGGTGGTATTTTAAATTCTCCATTTTTAGTAGAAATAGCAACTAAATTACCATTAATATATTTTTTATGTGGTAAATAACTCCATTTTATATTATAATTATTTTTAAATGGTCTTCTACTACAATAATGTCTATCAACAAAACCTCGTGGAATATTAAGTAATGATTTTGCGTTCCATTCATCATGTTTTTTATTTTGTTGCATTTTAATTTTGATATCTGTAAAAAATTGTTTAGTCTTTTCATTTGCTCTACAAATAAAAAATCCCATACAAATACTTCTTCCACCTCTTTGGAATAAAATATCACAATCTGTTTTTTTAAAAAGTTCTTCGCAATCAGCAATAAAATTACCGAAAAATTGTATATCAATATCAGAATGAATAAAAATATTATTTTCTTTATTAATATGTTCGTTAATTCCTTTTAATATTGTATCAATTTTATAATACATTGTTTCTAACCATCCATCTGTATTTAATGTTCCACTTTCGCATTTTTGTTCAAATTCAGTAATATCTAATTCGGCATTATATTCATCTTTAATACTTGGTAAAAACCATTCATCTAATAAAATTTTATGTGATTTTGTAAAAAAAATATAAACTTTCATATTATATAATATAATATATATATATATACTATCAAAGGAACTCAATTAGGACTGGATATATTTTATTAAATAATTGATTCAATATTTGGTTCTAAAATTTTAACAATAAGTTTATTTTTCATAGAAATATTTCCTAATATTCCAATCATTTTAACTTTAATTTTTTGATATAAATTTAATTTAATTGTTTTATTAGATAGTTTATTAGTTAAAATTAATGTATTCTCATATTTTTCAATATTAATAATTTCACTCATTTTTTGATCGAATAAATAAATTTTATCACAAAATTTTAATTCAGGACAATATATTGTAATTGAATTTTCATTTATTGATAGAATATATGCTTGATATATACTTTCAGTATCAGTATTTTTGACAATATTAATTCTAGTAAAATCTCTATCCATTTTTTTAATTTTTTTAGAAATATTATTACAATTCATACAAATTTGTTCAATATTTGGTATTGATAAATTTTTAATCAGCATATGAATAATAATATCAGGTAATCTTCTAATAGGTGATGTAAAATGTGTATATTTATTTAAATCTAATCCATAGTGGTAATAATGTCCTTGTTCAGTAGTATATTCTGCAGCATTAGATTGAAATATTTTTAAAAACGGTGAAAGTTTTTCATCAATTGTATTAAAATCAATTTCGTGTTCTTTACTTTTATGAGTTCTAAATATACAAGGAGACTTATTTTCTATTAAATATTTTGCAGTAATATGATTTGCTAAAATCATATAAACTTCAATCATTTTATGAACGTCAAAGTCATTAATATTATAATTAATATTATTAGCCAATTTTTGTGAAATATTATATAATTGTTTAAGTAAATTATTTTTTTTCATAGATTTTTTAGCTTCTTTATATGAAAATGCTTTTTTATTAATTAAGATACATTCTTGAAATTTATAATCAATAATTTCAAATTGGTTATTCAAATAAATCCATAAAGTTAAGGATAATCTTTCTTTTCCTTCTAATAAAGATGCTAAATTATCACTTAAAATATTTGGAATCATATTAATTTTTTTATGTGGTCCATATACAGTAGTACATCTATCAACTATTTTTTCAAATAAATCAAATTTTTCTGTAAAAGCAGACACATTTGCAATATGTATTCCAATTTTATATCCAGTATCCATTTCTTCTAAACTTAACGCATCATCTATATCCGTACAATTAGGTGGATCAATACTAATTATTTCTAATTCTCTAATATCATAGAAATCTTCTATATTAAATATATCTTGAACTCTAGTTTTTTTAGTTAATTGTTTCAGTTTTGGTGGATTTTTATTAAAATTATATTTATGAAGAATTGCATTATATTCAGGAATAATTTCTCCTACACTTCCTATAATTTGTCTAATCATTCCATTTGGAATTTTGCGTTCCCATTTATTATATCTAATAACAGCAAATTGATTTTCTTTTACATTATTTTTTCTTTTTACACCAGATGCAACTAAAAAATCAGGATATCTAAAATCAAATGGTTTAAATAAATAAATTGGAAATTTTCTTTTATTAAAACCATATTTATGGTTTGAACGTAATACTAAAACTCCAACAATATCAATATTAGTAATATCAGTTTCAATAATTTTAGTAATTGTTTTAGATTCAAAATCAAATTCAATAATATCATTATGAAATGCTTTAAAATCAGCAATATTTATTTCCATTGTTTCATAATTACACTCTTCAATTGGTGTAATTTTTGCCAAACGATATTGGCTTTTAATAATTTCAAGTTTACACTTTGTCATAATTATTTAAATTGATTAGAATATGATAAAATCAATTTTATTAAAAAATATTAGTCATAAAATCATGTTCTTCAAATAACTTTTTATCAACATAAAATACTCTTTTTTCTGCTGTTATTTTAAATACTTGTTTACTATTACGAATTGTTGGTACAATACTAATAATATTTAATTTTGTTGTTCCCCATTTACCATTATCACTTGAATATCTTTTAATTTTTTGAAATTTTTTGATAATATCAGCAGTTTTATGTGATAAATAATAAAAAATTTGTTTTCCAGAATCTTTGCCAATATCAATTTGTTGAGTTTTTCCTAAATTTTCACACACAGAATACATATTTTATATATTCAAATATAAATTCAATTTCCTAAATTAATTATGAATAAATATATATAATAAATATATACGAATGATATGGTGGTTAACATTTGTTGGTTCTTCTTGTTTAAATTTTTTTATATTAATGAATATTAAACCTAGAACCAAAGTAGAAAATTTTCAAAAAATATTATCATCTTTATTTATAACGTCTACAACAATTCGTTCTATATTTCCTAGAATTGATGTAGAACGTATTTGTTATTTTGATTCATTTATATCTTCAACTGTAATAGGTCGTTCTATAGCTACAATTGGTGAAATATCATTTGGTATTCAAATAGCAATTTATTTGCTTGAAATAATTAAAAGATTAAATATTTCTGAATATCATAATAGTTTAATATTATTTCCAATATGTATTACAATAGCACAAGGTGTATGTTGGTTAGGAGTGCTTACTAAATATCAATTATTTCATTGTATAGAAGAAAGTATTTGGGCAATTTCTGTTGGTTATTGTATTATTCCAACAATTGTTGAGATAATTCGTAAAACTAAAAATAGTGATAGTCGTTTAATTTTTATAACAGGATTAATTGCTTGTATAATGTATATAATTTTTATGTCATACATTGATATTCCAATGTATTATAAACGTTATATACATAATGAAAATGATAATATGAAATACTTAACATTATCTGAAGGTATAAAAGATTGTATGTCTTGTAATATAATTTCAAAGGATTGGGATATTTGGAAAGAGGATTATTATTGGATGTTTGGATATTTTAGTTTATCTACATTATTTTCATTAGCAATGATTCAAATTCCAAAATTATTTTAAATCCAGTCAGTTCCAGTCCCTAATTATATTTTTTTTATTAACCATCCCAGTGGATAGTTATTAAAGAAAATGGGAGAAATTAAATATTCAAATTTTTTTAAGGGGGGTTTATTTTAAACACGAACATGAAAAATTGAGCAACAGTCGTAGTCATCAATCCGCAAAAACGAATTTCATCACCATTCATATTACCAATATTACCAATATTGCCTGTAATTGATTTTTTCGGTTTTGTCTGTTTTTTAGAATTACAAATAATGTATTTCATTAATCCCATTTTTGGTATTCTTTTTTTTCTAAAACTTTTGTAGTTTTAGCAGTATGTAGACTGAATATATTTCGATTTTAATTTTTATTTAATCAGTAAAAAGAAATTGATGTTCCATTGTCCATAAACATAACTGTTGTTTTTCAGTATTATTTTGAATTACATTATCTTTTTTTTGTACAGATTGTGTCATTTTATTTCTAATACAATTCCAATATTTACCAACAAATGAATAATATGATTCATTAGTTAAAGGGGGAATACATTCTTTATGTTGGGAAGAAAATTTTGTTTCAGGTATTTCAGTCTTATCTGAAACAGATGAATTTTTTTTATCTAATCTTTTAGTAATATTTAATGCCATAGTGATTCCACTCATAATAAATGATTAATTTAATATATATATAATAAAAGCAATTTTAATATTGAATTTTATATTCCATATTAATTTATAACTTATAATATAAAATACAAAAATATGAGTTCAAATACTTTAAAAATCGGTGCTCATTTTGGCACAGAAAAAGGTTTAATTGGTGCAGTAGATGCTTGTGAAACAATTGGTGCTAATGCTATACAAGTTTTTTTCAAAAGTCCAATGAATATGAGAACTAAGATTAAATTAAAAGATGAAGATGCAAAAGAAACAAAAGAAGCTTTAAAAGAAACAGGTATATTTTTGGTGACACATGGTAGTTATTTACTAAATTTATGTAATCCAGTTAATAATGGAACAAAATGGCTTCGTAATAATTTAATAGAAGATTTAGAATTTGCTGATAAATGTGGTAGTGTAGGTGTTATTATTCATATGGGTTCTAGAAATATCAAAGTTAGTGGTAAAAAGGTAGTTCTTAGTTACGAAGAAGCGGAAGAAAATATGGTAGATAATATTCGTACAATTTTAAATGAATATAAAGGAAATGCTAAAATTATTTTAGAAACTTGTTCTGCGGAAGGTGCAAAAATTGCTCCAAGTGTAGAAGAATTTGCCCATTTATATAATAGTTTTACAGATGAAGAAAAAGAAAGAATTGGTTTATGTGTAGATACTTGTCATATTTTTGTTGCTGGATATGCGATAAATATTCCAGCAGGATTTCATAGTTTTTTTCAAAAATTTGATGATTTAGTTGGTTTAGAAAAAATTACTTGTTTTCATATGAATGATTCAAAAGCACCAGTTGCGAGTCGTAGAGATAGACATGATAATATAGGAAAGGGTTATATTTATAAAGATAATATGTATGCTTTACGAATGGTAAAACATATTGCGTCAAAATATTCCATTCCATTAATTATGGAAACACATGATAAAACACCTTATAAAACTTACAAAACAGAAGTAGAATTAATTCGTGAATTAGATGATTTAGAACAAGATATTCCAGAAAATTATAGAAGAAATCGTATTATAAAAATTTTAAAACGTTTAGAGGAAATTCATAAAATCAAAGGTGATGGATTTCGTGCGAAAGCATATGGAAAAGGTGTTTATATTGTAAAAAATTACGATGGTGTTTTACCAAATAATATGAAAGATTTAAAGAAGATCAATGGAATTGGTAAAGGATTAGCAGAAAAGATAATTGAGATAACTGAAACAAAGTCTCTAAAAAAGTTAGACGATTTAGAGAATAATAAGGAAGTTTTAGATATTATTGAATTACACGATATTGCTGGTTTTGGTCCATCTACGGTAGGTAAATTGATGAAAGAGTATAAGATTAAGAATTTGGAAATGTTACGAGATGCGTATGAAAAAGATCCAAAAAAATTAAAACTAACAAATCAACAAGAGTTAGGTTTAGTTCATTTTGATGATTTACATGTTCGTATTCCAAGAGATGAAATTAAGGGTTTTGAGAAAGAATTAAAAAAAGTAATTAAAAAAGTATCAAAAGAGTTACAAATTACAATTACAGGTTCTTATCGTCGTAAAAAAGAAACTAGTGGTGATATAGATGTTCTATTAAGTCATAAGGGATTTGATACAAAAGATGAAATAAAAAATTCTGATAGAGATTATATTTCAGAAATTTTAGAAAAATTAAATAAAAAATATGAACATATTGGAACAATTGCTCGTGGTAAATCTAAATATATGGGATTACATAAAATTGATGAAAAGGTTCGTCATATTGATATTATATTCATGCCGATGAATAGTTATTATAGTGCGATGTTATATTTTACAGGTTCAAAAGATATGAATATAAAAATGAGAAATATAGCAAAAAGTAAAAATTATATTTTAAATGAATGGGGATTATTTAATAATGAAGATGATAGTCCTTTCGAAATATCTTCTGAAGAAGACATTTTCAAATTACTAGATATGAATTATATTAAGCCAGAAAAGAGAGGCTAGAACGATTAATTATGTATATAAAAGGGACTGAATTTATCTTGCACAAGAAAGAAAAACATTATATTGAGCAAATATTGTCCAAAGTAGAGCCATAAGAATTCCAATTGGAATATTATAAATATATTGAGCACCCTCTGGTACTTGAATACCAACAAGACTAAGAACCATACTTATAATAATATCTTTAACTGGTTTAAGAAAGTTAGTTGCACAAAGAACTACTGCGGCGGCAGCAGTAGGAATAAGTGATGCTTTAAATAATTTAGCAGTAGAAGTTTTTTGTTGTTGTTTTCTACATTTTTTATGGTATTTAATAGATTCAATTATTAGAGTAAAGATATAAACAAGTAAAATACCAATTAAAGTTTTACAGACAGCAGAAGCAACTGTATTTGCCATATATGAAGGAATATACATATCAATTAATCGTCCTAATTTATTTTCACTCATTAACGAATCTGCGAGCATAGGTACAGTAACCATAACAACAAATGAAAAAATAGTAATAAGAATCCATGCAAAAATATCAGTTAATGTAATTTTATTAGAACGTGGCATTACTCTAAATTTTCCATTTAACATCATCATAAATGGAATAAGAGATAAAGGTGGAAACCAGAAGAACGGTAAATATAAATATAAATATTGAGAATAATTAGAATTAAGATAATTATGTCTAGCAAAAAGTTGTCCTGGTAAAAATAAACAAAATGCGGAATTAACAAATCTATTATCTAAAATTTTATTAGTTATTTTATCAACTGTTTCTTGTAGTTTTGGAAGAAAACCCATAATATAACTTTAATATATATTAATACTAGAAAATAAATTAACTATACCATTATT